AAACAAGTAATTAATATAGGCACAACCGCTAACGACGGAACCGGAACACCCATAAGGGATGCCTTTGACATAGTAAACGATAACTTTACAGAACTCTATTCAGACGATGCAGGTGATGTTAATTCAATTGTAGCAGGTACTTCAATATCTGTATCAAGTGCAACTGGAGACGTAACCGTAACAAATACAGCTCCTGATCAAACTGTTTCTTTAGCAGACGGAACTGGGATAACAAATAGCGGAACGTATCCTAGTTTTACGATCACAAACAACTCGCCTAATGCAACGCATACTGGAGACGTAACAGGGAGTGCAGGTTTAACTATTGCAGCGGATGCGGTAACAACTGCAAAGGTTTTAAATGCTAATATCACTCACGCTAAACTAGAAGCAAGATATACTACAGCGGTTACTGTTTCAACTTTAACAGGAACGTATGCTTTAGACTGGTCAACAGGAGCTGTCTTTGTAATGAGTGGATCATTGAGCGGTGCTATTAACTTTCAATTCGGATCAATGAAGATCGGCCAAGTAATTGATATTTATAATTTAACAGGATCTCAAACAGTTACCTTTTCAACTGCTTCAGGAACTCCAGTTTTCAATAAGGCTGGAGCTGTAGATTATGATGGAGCATCTACAAACTTAATACAAGTCCAATGCGTTTCAGATGCGGCAAATGCAGTTTTCAATTATGCAGTAAGTGCTTACGTTTCTGATCCAACACCAAGTTAATAAATAAAATTATGAAAGGAATACAATTAGAAAACGAAATAAAAACATATAATGTAACACCCAAAAACTGGGGAAACGTTATTGGTGGATTCAATTATTTAAGTGATAGTGATCTTGAAGGCTACGGGTTTTACGATATAGTAACTCCAACAATTACGGCAAGCCAAGAGCTAGGAGCAATAGAGTGGGATGCTGATAATAGCGTTTTTACTTTTCCGGTTCAAAGCAAGACTTTTACTCAAACCGTTGCAGAATTAAAAACTCAAAAGATAGAAAACTTAAAACATTCTTACAGTAGGGAATTAGCCAAGACTGATTGGTATGTAATAAGAGCTCAAGAAGGGATTTCAATTCCGCAAGCTATTACAGATGCAAGAACAGGATTGAGAAGTGATTGTGCAACAAAGGAAACAGAAATAAATGCCTTGTCAACAAAGGCTCAAATAGCAGATTATAGTTTACCAAATTTTTTATAAATGGCATTAAACGAAAAATTTTTTAAGTCTGAAGTAGCTGATACAGGAAGTTTTAAGACTGTATTATATGATGGTAATGGTTACCCAAATAGCGGAACACAAACTATAAACGTAGGGTTTCCAGCTGATCTAATTTGGATAAAAGAAAGAGAAACTACAGCATATCATAATATTACCGATAGAGTTCGGGGTCCTGGGGTTAGTATGTACTCAAATGGCACAAATGCTCAATCCTCATATAACGCAACTACTGTTTCCTTTGATAGTTCTGGATTTCAATTAGGAAGAGATTCGGGAGGCGATGGTGTAAATAGGCTTGAAAGTAGTTATGGGCCTTACGTTGCGTGGTGTTGGAAAGCCGGAGGGGCGGCTTCTTCAAATTACAATGGAACTATCACGACTCAAGTATCTGCAAATACGAATGGATCTTTTAGTATTGTTGGCTGGTCAGGTACAGGAATTGCAAATACAAAAATAGGACACGGATTAGGTAGTAAACCAGAGTTGATTATTTTAAAGAAAAGAAATGCCGCAAATAATTGGATTGTATTCTTTACAGATACAAGTATAGGTGGTTATTTAGACCTAACTAATGCATTTTCTGCAAATAATTATTCAGCTTGGCTTAATAGTATTGAGCCTACGTCTTCCGTTATTAATTTAAATAACTATTCTTACATTGAAGGCGGTGTAGGGGGTGAAATGATTGCCTACTGCTTCGCTTCAGTCGCAGGCGTTAGTAAGGTCGGGAGCTATACGGGAGCAACACCATCAACTGTCACTGTTACTGTTGGGTTTCAACCATCTTTTATTATGATCAAAAGAACTGATAGCGCAGAAGATTGGAAAATTATAGACAGCTCAAGAAACACCTTTGCTAATTCATTAGAACCAAACGAATCTATTGCAGAAGAGGCTAATAATAATAGTAGTTTTTCCTCTAATTCAACATCTTTCACAATAGGTGATCCGCACGGAGATTACAATGCAAGCGGAGGAACCTACATATATATGGCTTTCGCATAATGAATAATATAAAACTTGCAGCAACGAATATAATAGCTTTAGCAATTAGCGTGTCTGAAGTGCTGCCAGTAATACAGGTTATATCCTTGACTCTTGCGTGCGTTTATACCTCAATATCTATCTATAAAAAATTAAAATGAAGTTTCCATCGAATGGTGTTGCAAAGGATTTAAGACACTACAGCGGTGCGCTACTGATCTTTCTTTTTATAGTTGCACTAGTAGTGGTATTTATTCAATACCCTGTATTAGACTCAAACAAAGAGGTTGTTATGATGTTAGTAGGAACGCTTTCAGCATCTTTAGCAATGGTCATTTCTACGATAACAGGATCTAAACCAGACGACATAAATCAGCTTCGAAGTAAATTAGATAGTAGAGAGCAAACTATTCAATCACTTACTAAAAGCAAAGACGAATACGAGCAGCTAATAATAAACCTACAAAAGGAAATGCTAAAGAACCAAGATGAAATGTTTGATAGGATTATGCTAAAAGAAACAATGGATTACGATAATAAAAATAAGAAAAATGGATAAGATAAAAAAAATAGGTAATAAGATAATTAATACAATAGTAGACTGGACTTTAGAAAATATTAAAAGTGATAGTATTTATAATAGAGGCAAAGTAATTTTTATATATGTAGTTTTTTTACTAATTTTAATAACCCTTATAACTAGATAATGAAAGCAAAACCTTGCGGATGCGGAGAAACTTCTAACCCAGACGGGACTTGTGACGGTTCGCATAAAACTAAATAAAAATGTTACACTTTGAATCGAATGAATTTAACTCGCCTGACTTACCTAATAGCGGTATCAATATGGATAATGCTTTTTTGCAAATGCTCGATGATGCACGTGGAATTGCAGGGATACCCTTTAAGATCACTTCCGGATATAGAAGTGCCGAACATAATCAGAAAGTTGGAGGCGTTAAGAACTCGAGCCACCTTGTTGGAAAAGCAGCAGATATTGGAGTGGGTTCAGGTAACGAAAGATACATCATTCTTGATGCCCTTATCAAAGCAGGATTCCGTAGGATGGGAGTTGCAAAAACTTTTATCCATTGCGACAATGATGAGACTAAATCAAATTCCGTTTGGACATACTAATACAGTAGGAAACACCTTATGCCTAAAAAGAAAAAAATACAAGATACAGCAGTAGGTAAATTTTTACTCTCTAAAATACCTAAAGTAGTCGGTGCGATTGCCGGAAACACCGCTATAGGAAGTGTGTTACAAGCTATTATAGGAGGCTCTGATATGAGCGAAGGCGACAAACAAATAGCACTTAAGAAACTAGAATTAGAGCGTTCTGAAATAGACGGCACTACAAGACGATGGGTTGCGGATGCAAGGAGCGGGAGTTGGTTGTCATCAAACGTTCGCCCCCTTACCCTTGTTTTTTTAACAGTGAGTTATGTAATAGGCTGGTATATGGGTTACCCATTGGATAGTATCACCGGGTTATTATCGATCGTTATAGGCGGCTATTTCGGAAGTCGTGGTGTAGAGAAAGTATTCGGTAATAGCAAGCATCAATAATGGCAAAGCAAAAAGTTATAAACAGCACAAGAACAAAGGTAAAGCGAAAAGGGATTCACGCTAAAACAAAGCAATCTAAAGTAAAATCAAGTAAGCATTACACTAAAACATATAGAGGTCAAGGCAAGTAGTGTTTAAAACATTTTCTTAAAAAGCAAACTTTTATCAATTCCATTTTCGTAACTTCACAACCGAAATAGTTTATGTTATGAAAAAATACAAAGAAATATTAGATAGTAAAAGGAATTTTAAAGAATGTTTTATAATATATGCATTAATCAATAATGATGAAATAGTTTATATTGGTCAATCTACTAACATACTCTTAAGAATTAGTAACCATTTAACAAGTAATAAGGTTTTTGATAGTTGGAGTATAGTAGAAAATTTAGGAACTTACACAACAAGCAAAGAAGTAAATAGATTAGAAGAAAAATATATAAGAAAATTTCTTCCTAAATATAATAAAATGCATAATACTGAATATCAAAAAAAAGTATTAGATAGAAAAAATAACCAACTACAACAAATAGAAAAATTTCGAAGAAAGAATATTTGGAAACGTTCACAAACAGGAATTGTATCAAGAGGTTAAAATTTTAATTTACACATAATGGAACTTGAAGAAAAATTAAGAAAAATACAAAATTATAAAACTTGGTCTTTAAAAAAGAAAGTAGATACATTATTAGAAATGGATGCAAAGATATATACTAATCTTGGTAAAGAATCAAGTAAAGCTGAAAAGAAAGAAGCAAAAACAATAAGCAGAAAAATCTATAAGGCTATCGCTTTAATAAGTCCTTTAGATGGTTATATTTTAGAATCACATATGAATGAAAAAGATTTACGAAATATAGTGGATGCCTAAAATCAAAAAACCTTCACGTAGTAAACTAGTAAAAAAACTAGATACTGTATTCAGTCAGTACATACGATTAAGTAGTGCAGATGAAAACGGTAATTGTACTTGCGTTACTTGCAATAAGGTTTTACATTGGAAAGAAATTCAAGCAGGTCATTTTATGAGTCGTAAACATTATTCAATACGATGGTCAGAAGCTAATGTAAAAAGTCAATGCTGTAGCTGTAATGTTTTCAGATATGGTGAGCAATATAAATTTTCATTATTTTTAGGTAAAAGTGTAGCAGAAGCATTATATTTGAAAAGTAAAGAAATAGTGAAGTATGCTAACCACGAATTAATTGAAATGACAGAAGCATACTCTAAAAAATTAAAAAGGTTACAATAAAATTCTTTGTGTTTATATTGTTCTTTGTTTGAAAAGGGTATCAGAAATGGTATCCTTTTTTTTATTTAATATTTTTTTTGTATCTTTATAAAATCAAACAATTAAACATAAAGAAATGACAACAATAACAAAACCAGCTATTTCTATAAATGAAAAGCTATTCAACCTACAACAAGAGATAGGTACAATAAGTAAAGACGCTACTAACCCTTTTTACAAATCAAAGTATTTTGATATTAATTCTTTAATAAAGCAATTACAACCGCTTTTTAAGAAGCATAGAATATTTTGCTCA